TACTTGAAAAAAAGCCCCATCATTGTCAGCTTCTTTCTTAAAGCTAACATGCATGTGCTTAGTGTGTTTGTTAGCCCCTGTGTAATTGCGCCACTTCCAGTTAAGGATGTGGGAACAGATTCGTCCATCGTAAATGATGTAACTAATACGCTTGTCTGCTTTTGACTTGGACAAGGTGCGAAGCTGATCAGCAAGATCTCCCATGATGTCTGGCTTACCGCCCTTGAATAAGTCTTTGTCCACATCAATGGCACGAACCCAGCCCTGATCATCAGGATTATGATCTGACTTGCGAGCAGCGTGTCGGGTATCACCGATCCAACCATCCGATGTGCGGTCACGATCTGGGAACGAGTCATCGATCTGTTCTCTTAACTGAACAGCAGCTCTAGATAATCTCGGCTTGATGCTCATGGTTGGCACACTCCCAATGTTTAAGATTATTTAGCTGCAACTCCTCATGCCCACATTCAGGCATGGGAGCGATAAAAGCATCATCTATTGGATCGTATGTGTGACCGATTCCTGCATAGTTAAAGCGGATATTGCCATGGTAAGAAGTGCGTTTACAAACCTGACCTCTAAAGTTGCCGTACCAAGTCTCTGGATCTAATCCTTCGATAGTTTCTGTTTCATCAATTCCTACAATGACTTCTGTAACTACATTGTTATCGTCCAAGAATGCGTAATGTGCCATTATGCCCAACTTACTGTGCCAGTACCAGCAGTGATAGTTGTGATCTTGTTAGCACCGCTAGTAGATGTTGAACCTGTCAAACCTGAAAGTGTAATTGTTGCTGTGTCTGGGTAACGAAGAATTACAACTCCAGAACCACCTGCGCCACCTTGAGGTGGATTGTTGTTGTTTAGTCCACCACCGCCACCACCACCTGTGTTAGCTGTGCCATCTGAACCTGCACCCGATGCGCTTCCATTACCACCGCCGCCTGAACCACCAGAACCAGCAGCATCACCTGATGCTCCACCACCGCCACCACCACCCGCATAAGTTACAGATGATCCTGTGATCGATGTTGCCACACCATTTCCGCCATTACCAGAATTAGTACTGTTTCCTGTTCCGCCAACTGCGCCTGCTCCACCGCCACCGCCAGAACCAAAAGCAGAGCTAGTAAAGCCTTGTCCACCTGCATAACCTTGGTTTGCAGTTCCAGTACCATTTTCAGCAGCATTTCGTCCACCACCGCCACCTGAACCACCATTTTGTACAGTGCCAGTCAAAGATTGATTACCACCTCGACCACCACCTGTTGAGGTAATAGTATCAAAAATAGAATTAGCTCCAGATGAACCTTGTACTTGATTGTAGCCACCAGTACCACCTGCTCCGATAGTTACTGTATAAGTCGTGCCAAAATTAATAGTTAAAGCAGATTCTAAAGATCCACCGCCACCCGTTGCTGTAACTGTTGAACGCAATCCACCTGCGCCACCACCGCCGGAGTTAGCTCCACCGCCACCAGCGACAACTAAATAATCGACGCTAATTGGTGGCTTAGTAAAAGAACTCGCAATAATGCCAATAACAGAATTAATCATTTATGCAATGCCACCGACTACGATCCATGAGTTAGCAGCAATTTTTATGCAAGCTGCTGACTTATAACGAGAAAGGACTGGAGCTGCTAAGACTGCGCCTGCGCTCACAACAGTAGTAGTGCCAGAAGTGACAGCATTGATAGTGGTTACACCTGCGCCCTTTTGATAGACCAGCAAGGTAGTACCTGTAGGAAAGTTATAAGTCGCATCTGTTGGAATGCGGAAAGTGTTAGCCGATGCGTTGTCCATCGTGACAATGGCGTTAAGACCATCTGCCTTGACTGCTGTGTATGTAGTACCAGTCTGAGCATTGACTGTCAGACCAGCGAAGGCTGTATCGATGTCTTGACCAAGTGCTGCGATCGCAGTTGCCCCGTCTTTAACTAGGTCTGTGGATTGTGGTATGTCAAAACCATAATTGGTGGTGGTAGTTGCCATTAGGTTAGTGCTCCGATCGCTTTATTCCATGTAAGTGTAGCATTAACGCCTGTCCAGATTAGGCTAGGCGGGGTGACAGTTGCCCATGTCGTTGGGATTAATGAGAAGTCAATAGGCGAAACATAGAGGGTTATATCTACAGAGCTTGGATTGGCTCTAAATGAAATGCCCTCGATAAAGCCTGAGAAAGTACCCTCGAACATATTGTTCGGTAGATTGGTGATTTCTACAGGTTGCCCAAAGAATGCATTGATGAGTTCGTTTCTTTCGGCATCTGGCATAAGAGGATTGTCAAGTCTAAAAGTGATCTGATCTAACTGGGTTCTTGGTACTGAGCGCAGGGCTAGATCGCGCTCGATGATGGTGGTGATATCTGCCAGATGGCGAATGTTGGAATCGAATGTTCTTTGGTAACGACCATAGGTTGCAATAGATGCATCATCTGTAGCTGAATAAGTACTGCCGTAATCGTTGCCATAGCGGGCAATCTCGCTGTTACGGATCTTGCCAATTTGTAGGATTGACTTAACGCTGGCAGGGGATGCGTAGTTAGCATCAATGATGGTTGAGCCATTAGCCGCTAAGTAATTGCTTCTATGATCTGCATCGGCATACCCGATGCGCCCTTGCTTATCCTCGTAGAGTGCTCCGAGTGCGCTGTCTGCTATCTGCTGAACTAGGGTCTGTGTATTGCGATCTGCTGCTGCGAGATTGTCCATTTCATAGAGACCAGTGTCGATCTCACCTAAGCCTACATTCTCAGCATTAGCCCATGTGGTAGTCGGATCGTATTGATACCACTCTAAAGAGGGAGCAACCTCTTGCCATTGATTCACTAAAAGATCTGACAAGATAATGGAGATTTGTTCTCCATCTAGATTATGCGCGACAGCAGATGAGTAAATGGCTTTAGGCAGTTTAGCCAGAGCACCAACTGCAAGAATTGTGCCAACAGTAATAAAGCCAATTTCCTCTGGACTTCTAACTGAGGTCGTAAAGTCTGACACTGTGCCACCGAATACAGGCACATAAGTGCCACCGCTATCTTTAAGCTCTAGGCTAAGAATATCTGTGACATCTATATCAAACGGAGCATTAGTAGCATTAATGATATCCATGCGGGCGTAACCTGCTTGGCATTGGCGATCAATATCAATACGACCAATGGTCACATTAACAGCAGTTACATTGGTATAGACAGTCGTGCCAACTGTTATGCGCCATTCTGGAAGCCATGTCATAGGGTCAGAAGTCCTGTAGAACTAGTGCCTCGCTGATATGACTGACGGATCACATCTTCTACAGCTCTAGCAATAGCCTCTGGATCACCGACTCCAGTATTGACTGTAATGTTTGTGCCACCTGTGCCACCGCCAGAACCGCCTCGGTTCATGTAAGGACTATATCCACCGAAATCACCGACTGAACTTTGGTAAGCAATGAGGTCGCGTAGATCTTGAGCATTTTGCATATCTAATAAATCCGCAAAAGCATTAGCACGAGCTGAGGCTGCATCTGCATATTCAAGAATAGCCTCAATAGATCCGCCTGCTGTTGAGATAGGCGCAATAAAGTCTCCTGCTGGAATGCCTGAACCTAGTGAACCGCTTGTCGGTATCTTTGCTTTACTTTCGGTATTGGCTTTAGAAAGCAAGTTTAGCATCTCTCGGATCTTAGCAAGAGCTGCATCTAGGTTGCCTAGATCAATCAAGTCTTTAGGCTTAAGACCTTCAAGAATTGATTTAATATCTTGCAGCTTTACATTCTGACCAGACAGCGCACTGAAGATTTTTAGATCTTCATTAAGTCTCTTGGTCGCAGCAGTGATGGCTGCTTCATCTTTAGCAGCAATAGCATCTTCTAGATCTGACATTGACTTCTTAATGTTCAGGCGAGCCGTGTCATTGGCAATCTGTAATCTTTGTGTGTCGGTTGTGGACTTTGCTAACAACTCTGCTTGATTCTGGAGAGCTGCTGCATTCTGGATCTTCTCCATGTCAAAAACTTCTTCACCCTTGCCAAGAGCAAGGTTAGCCTTATCGATAGCCAGTTTTAACTTAGCAGCCTTTAATGCTTTTATTTCTTCTGCTGTAAGTTTCTTCTTAGCCCCTAAAGTCTTGACAACATACTCAGCCTGTAGTCTGGCTAGATCCGCTAATCCCTGTGCTTCTATACCAGCACCACCAGCGACTTGACCCATACCTCTTAAGATCTCTAGATAAGTGCCAAGAATCGGAATCATTCCAACATTTAATCCAGAAACCCCGGGCAGTGACTTTAGCTTCTCTGTAAGCTCTCCAACACCACGAATGACATCGGCAATGTAGATCGCTGTATTCTGCATGGCAGTTGCTAGGTTATCGACTGAGTCCTGTTCGCCTAAGCCTTTAAGAGCATCGATTAAACCTGTACCAATAATCTCGGAAGCGTTAGCAGATGCAACTGCTAACTTATCGATTGAACCTTGAAAGGTATTAGCAGATTGTGTTGCAGCACCTGCGAATGTTGTTTCAAGTTGCCCAATAATATCTTCGAACTTGCCAGCTTTAAGATCTGCCTTTGAGATTCCTACGCCCAGACGAGATAGGGCAGCGTTATTCCCCAGGTATGCGCGACTTAACGCTCCTGTAACCGATGCTAAATCTTTGCCAGTTGCAGCACTAATGTCTAGCGAAAGATTAAGAAGTCTTTGTGCCTCGTTAGTATTCTGTGTCGCGACCGCTAGTGTCTGATACGCGGGTCTCAACTTGTCATCAAGAATTCCGAACTCACTCTGTAATCTTTGGATGTAATCCTCAGAAGATGCGGCATCCCGACCTAGTCCAACATTCTTAAGAGCTAGGGCTAATTGCTTCTGCGCCTTCTCATCTTCTGCTGCTGCTCTAACTGCTTTCTTTCCATAAGCAAGAATTGCCTGACCACCAAAAGCCAGACCCAATGCCCCTGCCAATTTCTTGACATTCTTGGTCATCTTGTCTGTTGCTGTTTCGGCTTGTCTGAAAGCCTTCTTGCCAGTAAATTCGGCAGCAATATCAATCTTTACATCTGCTGCCATTATTTCACCTGTGTCCTTTTTTCGAATTCGATTTTAGACTTTTCAATCGCTTTAATAACTGCTGCGTTCGCCTTGCCTTGATCTTCTGCCCATGCACGAAAGATTGCGCGACCCTTCATCTTACGAGAAGCGCGACCTGCTTGCCCTGTCTCTCTTTGATAAGCATTGACAATAGGTGAAGTGCGACTCATAGCATCAATAAATTGCTGACCAGCATTAGGGTTATTGCTAACAGACTCACCCTTAGATCCTGATCGGATTGTCTTTCCAAAATTAGAATGATTAGGTGCTACGACTTTAACCAATGGAGCTTGAGGTCTGCCCTGTGGATTTAATCGACCAGCAGTCTCATAGATAGAGCCAGATGGTGAAGCATTAACGATGCGAGCAAGTGCGCGAAAACCTGAACGATTAGGCTTTGATGGTGAAGTTTTATAACCAACGCCACGCTTAGCCTCAGATGATGACCACGCTCGATTGCCCCATGTGCCATTGCCACTCTTAGCCCATCCGCTTAAAGGCGCACTGGACGGAATGAATCCGCGAGCCTTAACAGTAATTGGCTTAAGGATTGATGCGATTTCTTTCTGAGTTTCTTTAGCAAGATCAGGTGTGAACTCTCTAAGAGCTTTTCTAAGGGCGACCGCGCCTTTTACCTCTGTTGGCATCGCTCACCTCTTTCGCTTCATCCTTGAGCCCTTGCACTAATGCATCGAGCATGGTCTTGTCTAGATCTAATAACTGCTGTGGCGCGATTCCCAATCTAATGCTTAGCCTAGCGATTAGATAGGTGAACGGAAGATCGCGCTTTAAGCTAAAGGGTCAGAGTCTAATACCTCAACACTCTTAAGTGTCTCGATAAACTCAATCCCGAAAGGCTTAACAGATTCACCTGCTCTGCGTGTTACTTCCCATGCTAACCAATAGACATCGCTCTGCTTTTCTTCATCGCGGAACGCCTTATGGAAGCCCTTTTTAGC